TGCGCGTATCACCACTCTCAACCTTCTCGTGCTTCAACAATTCGTCTTTAAGCGAATCAGTGAAGTACCAATTGGGTCTTTCACCTTTTTCAAGCAAAGACAAACACTCGTTGACTTCAGTCTCTAATAAGGGCCAATCAGGACCTGACATATCAATGTCAACATTCTTACCCATGAATCTCTCCTTGCCTTTATAACCAGGACGAGGTTTCATGTTCCAAGGATAACCCGGAGAAGTGGATCTATTTAAAGATTCCATAAACTCAACCCCTGGAATTCCAACAACCGCTTGCTCCAAAGAAATGCGGACAGGCCTTTCTCTGAAAGCAAAAGTGTTAATATTCGCGCGAACCGCTTCGCGAGCACAAGCATCAACAAGCTTTTCATCATAATACAAAATTGGCTGGTCGTATCTCTGGAGAGCCTTCTCCATAGGCCTAACCAATGCCCCATCACTAGAAACAAAACGCGAAAGATGAGCAGGACTCTTCTTAGCGGGCCCCCACGCTTCATGAAGGGGGCTCTTCCTTATTGAAGAAACTCCAGCACTTCCAACAGCACGTTCAACTTCTCCTATAACTTTCATCGTCCTGGGCACATATGCGCCCTGAGCTTCAACACCCGGAAGAACTGAAACATCCAGAAGCTGACACATGCCTGATTTCGAAGAACCCGCAACATGAAACCCAACAAATTTTTGGTGTCTCGTTGTCGGATCAATCAAAAACACAGGTAAACCACATTCTCCTTTCCTAGTTGGAATATCATATCTCAAAGTAACCGGGAGACGGTATTGTGCGCCACTTGGATCGGCATAAACACATCTGTAATCAACCTCATAATCAGAAATGTACCTCTCAGGAACGCCTCTAACAACTCTCATCATCAAAAGCTTCCCTCTCGTACGATTCTTCAAAACATCCCTTCCGCTAAAAAGAGGGGTAATGTCTGGGTGAAGGCGAACACTTGGGACGTCAAATCTCACCCAATCCTGGTCCACTAATCGTTTGTTCTTAATCATAAATCCAACACCAAGAGAAAATGAACAACCACTATGATTTTCGAAAACAATCTTTTCAGCGTCATATCCTCGTGATTCCCACACATTCAAATAGTGGGCACACATATTAAAAGTGTTGCCGGCTGAAAAAAAACCCCAACCCAAAACTGAAGTATCACCTTCAAATTTCATGCTATAGTAACTATTGGACCAAACTTTATTCACAACATCATCCAGACCAGGATCACCAACCTGTGCGACAATTTCCTCTCCTTTCTCTTCCGCAAACGAAGAAGCTTTCTTTTCGCCTGATAGAGGTTCCGAACCCCAACCAAGCAATGAATAAAATGCTTGAAAAGCATAATAAACAAAAGAAGCCAAAGAAAGAATATTCAAAATTACACCTATCTTCCTGTCAACCAAACAAAGTGATTTCCAATTAAAAATGGCACTGTTGTCAAAGAAAGAACAAACCAC